TTAAACTGCGGCGCTGGCCGGTAAGGTGGCCTTGCGCGGCTCCTGCCTGGGTAACTGGCTGACGGGGATAAAAACGCCCTTTTCCATATCCTCGGCCCGGATCGCGGCCTTTGCCGCCTCCACCTGGGCCTTGCGCTTGGCGTTGTAGCGTTCTTCCCATTCCTTCTGCTTGCCGTTTGCCTTGCGGCGCAAGTAGTTCTGGTGAAGCCTGTCCTTGCGTTCCTCCTTCTTCCGCAGTTCTTCCTGTTCCTCCGGGGTCAGGGGAACCGGCTGCAAGGCGGGCGGGATATACCGGCCCACAAAGTTGAAGTAGATTTCAACCTCCTGCGTGGTGTCCTGGCTGCCTTTGCGGGCGCGTTCATGGACAAGGATTTTCTCTACAAACTCGTTGAGCATGGTGTTTGTCAGCGTGTCGAAGTTCTCGTACTTATCAATCAGGGCGATAAACTTCTCCGCAGATTTCCGGCTCTGCTCATAGCCGGTAACGGCCTTTTCCAGTTCCGTGATTTCCGCATGGAGAGCGTCCTGCTCTTTGGCATACTGTGCGTCCAGGGCCTCATACCGGGCATCCGGCAGCTTGCCCAGGGCGTTGTCCTCATAGATTTTGCAGATCAGCCGTTCCAGTTCCCCGGCTCGCTTTTGGGCGGCGGCCAGCCGTTTCCGTTTCTTGGAGATGTCGGCGGTCTGCTGGGCGGCCTGTGTTTCCTGGACAGTACGGATAAACTCGGCCCGGTCATTTTTAGAATACTCCGCGATGGCCCGGAGCATATCGGTTATCAGGGTCAGGACGGCCTCAGCCCGGATGCGGTGCTGTGTGGGGCAAAGGGAGCCGATAGGGTATTTGCTATACTGACTGCAAGTAAACTGTGGGTCACGCTTGCCGTTATTGACGCGATGGACATACATCTTGCCGCCGCAGTAGGCGCAGTACATCAGGCCGGTCAGAGGATGGGCCTCGCCCCAGCCGTCCGGGTAGCGCCGGACATTCGCCCGGATGCGCTGCACATTGTCAAAGGTTTCCTGGTCGATAATGGCCTCATGGGTATTCTCGAAAATCGTCCACTCGCTTTCGTCAACATAGTGGCTTTTCTTGTCCTTGAAGTGCTTGCGGGTCTTAAAATTGATGGTGTGGCCCAGATATTCCCGCTTCTTCAGGATGTTCACGATGGTGGACGATCCCCAGCCGTAGGGGGCTTTGACCGGCTTTGACCTGTTTACGCCCTCGTGAAAGCGGGCCAGATGGACAGCGGGAATTTCAATCTTTGCCTCGGACAGCAGCTTCGAGATTTGATAGGGGCCATAGCCCTCCATCGTCAGGGAAAAGATTCGGCGTACCACGTCGGCGGCTTCTTCGTCTACAAGCCAGTGTTCCCGCTTTTCGTCCCACAGGTAGCCATAAATGACGGTTCCGGTCAGGTGTTTGCCGCTCATGCCCTTGGACTTGAACACGGAGCGGATTTTCCGGCTGGTGTCGCGGGCGTAAAACTCGTTCATGATGTTGCGGAACGGGGTAAAATCATCATCGCCTTTCAGACTGTCCACACCGTCATTGATGGCAATCAGCCGGACGCCGCGCTGCCGCAAAATTTCCATGACCTGACCGACTTTCAGATAGTCACGCCCCAGGCGGCTCATGTCTTTGATAACAATGGCCTCCACCCGTCCGGCCTCGACTTCCTCCATCATCGCCAGAAAGCCGGGACGGTCAAAACGGGTTCCCGATACGCCGTCATCGGTGAAATGGGTGGGGTTCGGCAGCCCATTCCGGCGGGCAAACTCCTCTAACATCTGCTTTTGATGGCTTATGGAGTTACTCTCGCCCTGTAACTCATCATCGCGGCTCAAACGCTCATACAGTGGGGTGATTTTCTCGTTTCTCATGGCTGTACCTCCTGAAATGAAAATGCTCTAAGTGACTGCTTCACTAACCATGACAAAAACCATGATTAAGAAGTCACTTAGAGCATACATCTCCGGCAGCGAGCTTATATTTCTTATATTGACGCAGGGCAAAATGATCCGGGTCTTTCTGTTCCAGAGCGTCAAAGAGAAGGTCAACGGCATTTTTGAATGACTCGTCATCCTCACGGACCTCCATTGCGTTCAGCATTTCTACCAGTGTGGCAAAATTCTGTTCGTTTACCGGAGCTTCATAGTAGATATATCCGATCAGTGCCGTATAAAGCAAGGTTTCTGCTTTGACCCAGAAATCGTCTCCGGCTTTTCCTTCGCCTTTGGTATTGGCGATCAGAGTCGTGACGATCTTCAAAATATCTTTCTCGGAGTGAATGTAGGCGAATGGGTTAAAGTGCATACTTTTCTGAAAATTGATCGTATTGAATACCCGTATTTTATAGGGCTCATAGATGATCTTTCCTTTTTCATTACGCACAGGCTTTCCGTCCTTGTCCAGCTTTGGCGTGCCTCGCTGCAACATCTTTCCGCATTCCACAAGAACTGTACCTTTCGGATCGGTGACGACGTAGGAACTGTGCATTTGCATCAGATTGGGCTTGATGAAAAAGCGCGTTTTTCCCGAACCTGATCCTCCGACTACCAGTACATTTTTATTTCTTGCATTGGCCGGATTTTTGGGCCTTCCGTTTAACATCAGTCCTTCACTTTGGGTAAGAATGATATTGTTTTCCGGCTTTGGGTCCATAAACGGGGCAATATCGGCTTTATTTCCCCAACGGGCTGAACCGTATTCCACATTTTTGCGGTATTTCTTAGCGTCTTTCCCTCTAAGATAGACTGCCAGCCGCATAATGGCTGCACCGCATAAACCGATCAGCCAGTCCATTGCCGCCCCCGGCCACATATTCTGAAACGCAAGGGCAAAGCCTTCGGACAGTCCTAACAGCTTTTGGGAAGCGTCTGCTCCAGGAGCCAGACGCACCGCCTCGCCCAGCTTGGCAAATACCAGAAGAAACAGAAGATACGGAAGATGGAGAATGACCTGTTTTTTCAGTGTTTCTGCATCGATCTTCATCGTTCCGGTCCTCCGTGTTCTTTGTTCTTTACACGGTCACGACCAAGCGACTGTGCCAGTTCTTTGAACTTATGAAGCTGTGTAAGCAGCGACGGTCTGCTGCTGCGTGTAAGGTCTTTCTTTGTATATTCCTTAAAAGCTGCCGTCAGTGCATCCGCCTGGTTTGCCTTGAAATATACCGTCCATTTTGGGGGATCGGTCCCAAGTTCCTTTTCTATATGGTAGCGTACCTGATGTTTTCTGGCATACCGTTCAAAAGAGCGGATTCGCCCTGAAACTTCAATGGTATTGGCTCCGGGGTCTTTATAAGTCAGCCGCTTCATGCTGTTGCGCCCGACTTTTGGCATTGTGCGTTCCTGTTCCATCTTTTGGAGTACCGCAGCAATAGCCGCACGCAGTACCCGCCCTGACAGTTTTGCTGCCTGTATAGAAACAGAAACCGTTCGTTGTTCGAGATCTTCCTGCAAGAGCATCCTCCTTTCTGATAAAATCGGTATTTATAATATGGAAATAACTTTTTACCGGCTTTCCCCAAGAACCTGCTGTCGGGAAGCGTGTTCAAAGGCTTTTGCTGCCTGATCGACCTGAATTTTAGCATGTTTCAAAAGCGTCTTGATGATCGTAGCCGGGCGTTCCTGTTCCTCCAGATGATCGACCATCCCTTTGCACTCATCCGGGAGGTATTCCGCCATATCTTTCAACACATCGGAAAAGTTACCCATAAAGCCCCAGCAGCTATCCGACAGCTCCCCGTTTTTATAAAGCTCAAACCCATAACATTCGCCACGCAGATAGGAATCGTAAGCAGCGACTTCGCTGCGCATCAGTGCGTCTGCTTTCTGACGGATAGCACCGGTCATCTTGTCAGCGTCAAATTCCCTTAGGGCATCTTCTTTGGAAACATAGATCCAGCCGACCTGTCCGCTGTCCCATTCTGCATGAGGAGCCCTGCCTGAGAAACTTTCTGTACTCATGGCAAGACCGGAGTGGTCGTAGAGATAGAGGGGGAGCATCAGATACTTTTCCGAAATTACTTTCTGCATTGCTTCATCGATCGCCCGTTCCTCTGTCTTTGGTCCATGCCGGAAACGGCTGCTTACAATGTTTACCATCCGTTCATAGCGTTTCATGCCGGCTTCATCATGTCCTACGGTATCTAAATACATTTCCCGCAGGAAGTCATCTTTGTCCATATAGTTGTGATGGTCGCCCAGCGCATAGCGGGGATGGAAGCATACCATCGTCCCGAAATGTTCATCTACCTCACGGGGAGAGATCAGAATATCGTCCGGCTGCACCATAAGGGCATAAGGTTCATTTACTGCCATTAACATAATTGGCTCCTTTCTTTCTACAAATCCGGGCCGGAATGGTGCATCATCGGTTTTTCCCTGTGTTCGTTGGTGGCAGGCTGTTTGACTGCAATAATCTCGCCGGCAATCCTTGCAAATTTTTCAGGGTACTTAAACTGCTCCCCGTATTTCTCCATCAGATCCGGGGAAAGGTCTGTAAAATCTTCCTCGCCAAGACCAACGATCAGAAAATTCCCGGACACAATATCATAAACGTGGCCGTCATCATCAAAGAGAGCCCGGTTCAGAGGCAGTCCCATCAGCTTGCCTTCATCATTGCAGATCAGAGCCACCGGGTCCTCATACGGATAGACCGCCTGAATGTCTCCACCCACTGCCGCCTGCAAAGATTTCAGACCGCTTTCAATCTCCGCAGCATAAGGGGACTTGCCCGGCTCTACCATTAACACTTTCATAACTGTATATCCTCCTTCTTTTTCATTGCCATACCGGGAGCGGCTGGCGTTTTTTCCTGGGTTTTTGCCACAGAGAGCTTCCCCAGGACGGAAGGCTTCTCCTGGTTTTGGGGCGTAAAAATACCGCCCTCCGAAACCTCGGCGGCGGCATGTTCCGTTTTGGTCTGTTCCAGTCCCTCAACCGTATAACCAGGTAAGAGAGTGCCGTGAACCATAAAATGACGCTCATATTCTTTCGGAATTGGCGGGGAAATTTCCGTGAATAAATGGGAATAGGCTTTCTTCCGCCCGTCCAAGTATTTTATGGCTGCATTCTTATCTGTATATCGTTTCTGGTTTTGTCCGGCAATCTTTTCTCCATATCCCTGCTTCGGGGAATGAATACGGACTTCCCATGTCACATACCAGGCAACCGGAATACTCTGTTTTGTTTCCCTGTCATATTTCGTATCTTCCCAAATACTGCAGGTCATCTGATAGACCCGGTTGCTGATTTTCTGATCCGCCCTCCAGTTATCGGTGTCTTTCCACTGATTGCCGGTATGTTCAATCTCAGGTGTACGAAGATATTCCAAAGCCCGGTTGATCGTCTGTGTTGCCGCTGCCTGCTGTTCCCACTGTTTTGCGGCAGTCACCACGATTTCATAGGCTTTCTGCTCCCCGTCGATACTTCCTTGGCGCATGGCTTCCAGGCTATCTGTTCCCATTGTGATCAGAGTAGAAATATCCACATTTTCACAAACTACGCTGTGTTCAATTTTAAGCTCTGATCCCGGCGTCAAGTGGTCGCCATACCGGTAGGCATGGTAATCCCTGTTTTCTTCCAAAATGCTGTTCACCTCCTGCTATATTTCCGGCTCATGGTTTTTTCTGGAAACCGTCTGTGCCGGTGATTTTTTATCTGCCGGTCTGTTTGCCGCAAGCTGATCCATCACGGAAGGACGGCCGACGCCGAACATGGATAGCTGGCCGTCCGCTGCCTCACGAAGTTCAGAAACAGAGAGGGGAAGCGTTACATCGGCATGGGTCAATAGCTGTTCCCGTTTCAAATCCTGAATGATCTCGTCAAAAACAGCGTTGATCGCACGGCGTTCTTCCCCCACAGGGAAGGCTTTCAATACCTCCATTTCTCCGTCTTTACCGGAAACCAGGGTAAGGGCACAGTCGGCATGGCCTGCCAGATAATCCGATGTGTAGGGCAGTTTGTCCTTGATATAACAGGCAAAGGCTCTGGCTGTCATTTCCACATTGCTGTCCCAATAACCGCCGTCTTTTTCACATTCTTTTCCCATGCGTACCGAATTACGGTAAAAATCCGTTTCCGTCCGTCCAATCTGCGGATCTTCCTGGGCCTGCATCCCGGAAAGCATACGCTCAAAGATTTCCAGTCTTTCCCGTTCACTTTTGGGAATTACCCGTCCGGTAACATTCTTCTTAAATGCGCTGATCTGTTCCACAGAGCCGGGTTCGCCGGACAAAAATGCTTCCCGCAAGACTGCGTAGGTTTCCATCTGTTCCTCATTGCCATACTGTTTCAGGGAGGCAAGCACCGAGGAATCCAGCCAGCCTGCCGCATTTTTCCGGGTGCGTTCTGTTTGTGCTTCCGTGCGCTTTGCTGCCTGTTCCGGTGTTTCCGGTTTATACTTCATAGTGTCAATGAGTTTTTGGAACGGCGCATAAAGGCGGGGCTGTTCTGACAGCATCCCTTTTGCACCCATCTTTGTACCAAGATAATCGTCAAGTCCATGCCACCATTCATGTGCCAGGGAACCGGCCCCGTGCATTTTCGTAAGATTTATGACTGTACGCAAAGGTTCATAATGAGCCGCAGCATTGCCGCTGCCTCTTGCACCAAAAGCGATAGCAAGCGTTCCCTGATAAGCAATATCTTTATCGCTGATCTTAAGGGCTGACGCCAGATCCTTTAGTGCTTCAAATCCCATGTTAAGGGAGGTCTGACGGTCGTTCTGGTTCATCCAGTTTCCAAACTCGCCGCCGCGGAACCCAAATGTATCAAGATAATGCTGTCCGGTGATTTCCACACCATTCCGGTAATCCGGCCCGGTGCGTTTGACATGGGCGAGCTGGGGAGGGACAAACCGGATCTTTCCGTTTTTGTTCCTGCCTTTGGCAAGTTCCTGCACCCATTTCAGGGCAGCTTCTTTGGTCTCAAAATTGGTCCGCAGGATCGAATAGCCTTTTGTCACATAGTAGGTACCGGGTTTCCAGTCCTCATTTTTAGAATAGGTATGTTTCCCGTCGTTGAAGTGGATCGCATAACCTTTCGGTATTTTCTGCTCTTTGGAAACACAAAACTGTTCCTTTTTTGCTTTCTGAGTAAAGTTGCGCTCAAAATATTCAGCCGAGCGGATCAGCATGGTATTGGACAATTTGTTTGTGATCACGGGATTGTCCTGTCCCTTTTTCGTTGCCCGGTAATGGATTCCGCTTCCCCAGCCCTGTACCTTTTCTAAGTATCCATTGTCAGCGAAAAAGCGGTCATAGGCTCTTATGGCATCCTCCACAGTACGGACATCTGAAAGCACTGTCTGCAATTCCCGGACTGTTTTTATATATTCCTTTTGTCTCGCGGTCCGTTTTTCCGGGGTGTCATCCGTGCGGTAATACTGAGGGGAAGCGTTTAAGCCGTCCCTCGCTTTTTTGATAAAATAGACCACGCCAAGAGGAATCCCTTCCTCCAGCATGGCTGCATAGTCCGGCTTTTTCCAGACATTATCCTTTTTCACAAATTTTTCGGCTTCGCGCTCATTCATGGCTTCCAGATCATCCGCATACAGCCCGCGGTCTTTCCACAGGTCTTTTTTCGCACCGCCGATCTTTTCGCCGAAATCTTCATGCACTCCTGCCAATCTTCATCACCTCCAGTCTGTGTAGAATTCTTATCGCTCCGGAGCAGGGCGGCGTTCTTCGTTTTTGAGAAGTTGTGGGAGGTTTCCTGTGAGCCGGTCAGTTTCCCTGCGGATCAGTTTGTCCAGAGCGCCTAAATCCTCCGGTGCAATGGCAAACTCCCGGTAATTTTCATACCACAGGCCCGTAGAGACTGCCGCAATGGGCGCAATTTTCTCCGAACCGGATGGAAGAAGGCGATACACAGGGGCTTCGTCATAAAGAAGCATCTGTTTTGCCGTTCCCTGTGGTATGCGGCACTTATCCATATCCGGGTTCTGAGCTGCCTCCATATATTGCATATTCAGGCGTTCTTCTAAATCCTGGGGCATATAACGAAATGCCTGATCCATCCACTGTCTGAACATCGTGGAATAGTGGTACTGCCATTCCGTAACTTGATTCGGGGCATAAGAAAATCCCCAACTTTTCAGAGCATCTTTTTCGTAAAGCTCCATTTCAGTCCATTCTTTCAGGCTGACCGTAGCCGCTGAACCATCTTTGCGTTCGACATTGACGCCGCAGGGATAGAGGATATTTCTTTTTATATCCTGCCGCAGCGTGTCTAAATCCATCATCAGGACATCTCCGTACAAGTGACCGCCCTCTCTGCGATCCGTATGAAACAGGAAAGCCCTCGCTCCGATAAACTCCGTTGTTAAGATCATTTGATGAAGATCTGCCGTAGAACAATAAGCAAACAAAGCGTCGGAAAGCCACATGTGATTTTTCCCCATGATGGCAATGGAATCAGCCCCGGCATTTGTCGCCAGAGAACGCATATTGAATTCGCATTCCCTGAGAAAATCTCCGGCAAAAATATGGAGCTCATACGCAAAGACGGATAAGTCTGTATCACGGATCAAATGAATCTGCGGTAGTGGTTCCTGATTCAATCAAATTCCTCCTTTCATGTGAACCTGACAATTACCGGCTTTCCTTATCATGGGAAGGTGCCGGCTGCTTTTTTGCCGGTTCCGTTTTTGCTACCTGTTCCCGCATTGCTTCCAAAACAGAAGGGCGCCTTTCCGTAGTCTGTTCCAACCGGGCAAGGGTATTAAGTGCCCACTCCGCATTACGGTTAATGGAGGATATAAGGGCGCCCTCCACTTTGAAAGCACCTTTGAACACTCTGGCAATCTTCCCATTTTCTTTTGCGTCTGTCTCCGCAGGTTTTCCTTGAAGGGTACGGCCCATATTTTTGAAATGCCGCCCCATTTCGTGGTATTCCGTACTGAAAGCATCAATTCTGGCAACAGCCCTGTTGCTGGCCTGCATACTTTTTTCTGCTGCACTTTGAATGGACTCCAACACCGGTCTGACATGTAAAAACTGTGTGATCCCATTCAAAGCGACAGTACCGCGTTCCCTGAAATCGGCAAGGATATTCCTGCACCCGTTTATGATCTGGCCTTTGAGTTCGGAAAGACGGTGACGCATAACGGAAATATTCGCCTCCATAGCTGTATAGCTCTTTTGGAGAGCATCTTTCAGAGAATGGTTCTGTAATCCCTGCATTTCCTGACGCACTGCCTTTAATTCCTCGGTTGCCTCCAAAAGACGCTGCTCCATCCCGGTCACATGCTCGATCAGCTTGGAAAATTCTTCATATCCCGGTGTGTTGTTGTCTTTTAGGAGAGCAAGCAGTTCTTTGACCTGCTCATTTTCCGCAATCGGCTGGCTATCTGTCTCCGTCATTCATCAATCCCTCCCATCTGCCGGTAGCGGACCGCCGGCAATCTTGCCGACAATCTCCGGACCGGTTTCATAAATCTGCATGAGGCGTTTTGCTGTGCCGCAGGGCTGTGCAGCTCCGCTGGTCCAAAGACGCACTGTGGATGGGGCAACATTCATCAAAAGCGCAAAGCCCTTTTCGTTCATGTCCAGCTTTTTCATCAGCGATTTAACCATATCGGGGCTGTAGTCTGGACACCGGGAAGCCTCGGCAATCATCTGCAAAGCGGTATTTTCAATTTTTTTCATTTTCAAATCCTCCTGTTATTTGTTTTCCAGCCTTATGCCGGGGCAAAGCTGATCTGGTTGTGTTTCATCCTTTTGGCAAAGTCCGGCAGCGAATAATTTACCCCGTCAATTTCTGCATGGGTATCATCCAGACGATGGCAAACAGCAAAGTGTCTGTCCCCGTTTCCATAGAACAGACAAAGTAAACCATTGTCAGGAATGGAAAACAGCGCTTTTCCGGCACTGTCTGTAAAGCAGATCTGTTGAGATCCATTCATGTTGAAATCCTCCCTAAATTGAAACAGCCGCCTCTTTTGGGCGGCGTTGGTGCTGGCTGGTTTGCAGTTGTTCCCGAACCTGCAGCAATTTCTCATTGTAATCTTTTCCCATCCGGGGAGGGTTGACACTTACCCGGATATGACGGAAACGTTTATCCTCGTGGAGCATGGTCTTGATTTTCCGAGCATTGACAAATCCGGCAAGGTCGCGGTCCATATAAAGGGTAACACGCCGGATCTCCGGGTGGCGTTCCAGGAAAGAAGTCAGCGCCACATGGGAAGTACCTCCCAAAGACAAGCGATAACCATTCCATTTCCATCCCTCCAACTCTTGAAGTGTTGCATGGGAAAGCGCATCAATAGGAGCTTCAAAAACTGCCACATGCCGGCTGCCCGGACTTTGCGGGGGATAACAAAAGTTATATCCTTTGTCGCTGCCATAGACATCCTTTTTGAGATTGCCGCCGATACTGCGCATACAGGCGAACTTCGCTTTCCCGGAATCATCTTTCCCTACAAACACACAAACCGGTTCTCCATGATACCGGGCTTCGTAAAAAATCCCGGCTTGTAAACACTGGCGAATGACTTCTGAGCTGATCCCCCGTTTCTGCAAATAGGAGACCGCAGCGGTCGCGCAACGTCTGGCCCAGGGGAGAGAGAATGCTTTCTTTTCCGGCTCCTTTGATACCTGTATTTCTGCCGTACTTCGGTAGGCCGGTTCCTGCCGGATTTCTCCACCTACCAGAGCATGAACCGCATCCACAAGACCATATCCCCGAATCTGGATCAGGTAGTCCAGCGCATTGATACTCCGTCCACGGCTGTTCCAGTACCAGTACCTTTTCCCGGTCACATATACCAGACTGTCATGCTCCTTATGCCGGAAATTAGGTCCATCCCGTTTCAGCACGCCGGGTTCATGGAATTGCAGGTAAGTAAACAAGTCAGCTTCCCGCGCTGCCTGAATCTGTTCTTTGGTTACGCCGGGCATAGTACCGGCACAGTGTTTCTTTTCATTGTGCTTTGCCTCCTTCCTGTGATGAAATGAAAAAAGACACCCAAAGGTGTCTAACAGCCGTACAGGTCGTGATTGACCTCGGCACGGTAATAGCTGTCCATTGTAGCCGGGGCATTATACAGCGCCGCCAACAGGTAGGCTTTGATGTTTCCAACCTTCGTCGTGTTCTTGTCGATACAGTCAAAGACATACTCTAAGTGACCGGAATTGATCTTCAGGAACCGGCTCTTGACGATCTCCCTCGGAAAATCATCTCCGGCAATGCGAATGTAAGGGCGTTTAGACAAAATCACTTCAAGCATAAGTTCAAGGGCTTCGTCCAGACGTTCCCTGCCATACCGTAAGACCAGTAAGTCATATTCGATATTTTCTTTGATGATTTCACGATAGGCTTCTATCAGCTCTATCCGATCCATCCCATCCGTGCGGCTTGCCGCTTCCGGCTCTGCTGGATAGATTGATGGATAAGTTATTGATTTATCTTTTTTTGATTTTTTTGTTTTTAATGGATTAGTATTTAATTGTGCCGGATTTTCCTGTTCAGGTTCCGCCTGTTTAGGTTTTGCCTGTTCAGGTTTTACCTGTCTTGGATTTTCCCGTTTAGGTGAAAGCCCTGTGTTTTCGGTACTTACAGGCTGCTCATGGATCGTATATTCAATGTCTCCCAACTGCCCGTTATCATAGCGGAGGCGCTGTCTGGTGAGATAACCATGCCGCTCCAGTTCCTTCAGGGCAGTAGTGATAGAATCCACACCATCCTTGCAGATATGGGCGAGTCCCTTTGTGGTATAATCCCAATCTTCCGGCAGCGACAACATAAGTGATAAAAGCCCCTTTGCCTTTAAGGACAACTCCGTATTGCGCAGATGGTGATTGCTCATTATCGTAAAGTCCTTTGTTTTCTCTACACGGAATACTGCCATTGTATCGCCTCCTTTCTTCGACTATTCCGTTACAAGACATGATCCCTGTGGTCATAATGGAGATGGCCGCCAGAGACCTTCGCATGGTTTTTCAGTTTCACTTCGCCCCGTTCCTGACTCTCTAAAAATTTCTGATAGCCGGTATCTGTAAGGAACAAGCGCATCTTATCGCCTTTGTCGCCAACAGGGGAATCGTAAGACAATACATCAAAAACGATCATGTGCCTTACCTCCGGGTCAAAGCGTTCAAGCGCCATGATGTCATGCCCCTTCAATTTTTCTGCACCTGATTGCTGTCTGGCCTCGGCGATCTTTTCTCCAATCGTCCGGGCTGGATAGGGCAGACGGTAATTCTTCTGAATATCTTTTACCAAGTCCATGCACTCTGCATTTGACAGAACACGAAGTTTTGCCATAAGACCTTCTGCCGCCTCCCGCTGCTCGGAATTATTTGAATACCTCACGGTCATATAAAGTTCATTCAGGATCTTTGTCTGATAATCGCCCTCCACCTGAAAGAGCAGCTTTTTTTCCATTTCGTTTAATTCCATGGGGATCTCCTTTCTCTTGAAAATAGGTATGAAAAAAGGGCGCCCACCTATAAAAGTGAAACGCCCTTTGGCTTATACACTATTAAATTTTATATACAAAGCAAGTTTGCCGCTGTTATGCCACATTTTGCTGGTATCTCAATGTTACCTTTCCATCATGAAAAGGGTGATTGAAACCGATGATGAGGGCTTTAAGAATGAAAGACTGAAAGCAGTAGCAAGCGTGAGAGCATATCGTGAGGGCAGACACGGCAGTGAACGGTGGGCGAATATGGCGACATTTTCCGTTGCGACTGACCTGTTTCGTCTGAGGTGTATTCCGCACATTGAGGTTACAACCGATATGCTCATTCTTTGTGACGGAAAGCGGTTTGAAATCACCTCTGTTGAGAATGTAAAAGGCAGAGGAATGTATCTTGAAATTCTTGCAAAGGAGGTTGACGCAAGTGGCTAGATGCACAATGAAAATGCCGGAGGAGTTTTTACTCAAAATTTCAAGACTTGGGAACAAAACCGATGATGTGTGCGGAAGGGTACTCAATGCTGGTGCTGAGGTTGTTCTGAAAAAGGTGAGAACAAATCTCAGAAATGTCATCGGTAAGGACACAAAAACGCAGTCACGCTCCACGGGTGAGCTTGAACGCTCACTTGGTGTGTCACCTGTTTTGTCGGACAAGAACGGCAATCTGAATATCAAGATAGGCTTTTCAGAGCCAAGATCGGACGGTGAGAGTAATGCAAAAATTGCGAGCATAATTGAATACGGAAAAAGCGGTCAGCCACCAAAGCCGTTTATGAAACCCGCAAAATCAGCGTCACGCAAGGAGTGTATGACGGTTATGATTAACACGCTTGATGAGGAGGTAAAGAGCATATGAGTTTGCTTGCTGAAATCAAGAGTATTGCAGAGGGATTGAACATCAAGGTTGAAACAGGTGCTTTTTCAGACAAAGTACCTGACGAATACATTGTTCTCACTCCGCTTTCGGACGGCTTTGATATGCACTGCGACAATATGCCGACCTTTGACAGACAGGAAGTGAGAATTTCTATATTTTCAAAGGGTAATTACTCTGCACTTAAATACAAGCTTGTGACCGCTCTTTTTCAGAGTGATATTTCAATTACCGACAGACTGTATATCGGTTATGAGAGCGACACGGGCTATCATCACTATGCTATTGACGCATTAAAAACTTATGAACTGGAGGAGATAGATTATGGCAACAATCGGACTTGATAAGCTGTACTACGCAAAAATCATGGAGGACTCTGACGGAAACGAAACCTACGATACACCTGTTCCGCTTGCAAAGGCGATGAGTGCGGAACTTTCGGTAGAGCTTGCCGAGGCGACACTCTATGCCGATGACGGTGCATCTGAGGTTGTAAAGGAATTTCAAAGCGGAACGCTGACACTCGGCATTGATGACATCGGAACTGCTGTTGCAGAGGATTTGACCGGTGCGACAATCGACAAAAACAAGGTGTTGGTTTCCGCATCTGAGGACGGAGCACCGCCCGTTGCAATCGGTTTTCGTGCAAAGAAAGCGAACGGCAAGTATCGTTACTTCTGGCTTTACAGAGTGAAGTTTGGCATTCCTGCAACTAATCTTACCACAAAGGGCGAAAGCATCGAGTTTTCCACTCCGTCGATTGAGGGTACGGTTATCCGCAGAAACAAGGCTGACAAGCTCGGCAAGCACCCGTGGAAGGCTGAAATTTCAGAGGACGATACAGGTGTTGCAAGTGACACAATCAGCGGTTGGTACACTCAGGTGTACGAGCCGACCTATGCTGAATAAATACGGAGGTGCGTTATGACTGACAGAGGAAATATTATTAAAATCGGTGAAAACGAATATGAGCTTATTCTCACCACAAGAGCAACAAAGGAAATTGCCAAAAGATACGGCGGACTTGAAAACCTCGGTGACAGGCTGATGAAAAGTGAAAATTTTGAAATGGCACTTGATGAAATCATCTGGCTTATCACCTTGCTTGCAAATCAGGGCGTTATGATTTACAATCTAAAAAATCCAAACAGCAAAAAGCCTTTGCTTTGTGAGAACGAGGTTGAACTTTTGACCTCACCGTTTGACCTTGCAGAATACAAGAATGCAATTATGGACTCAATGCAGAAAGGCACAAAGCGAAACATTGAAAGTAAGCAAACCTCAAAAAACACGAAAGTCGGGTAACAGACGCTGAGCTGTTCACCCGACTTCTTTATTACGGACTTGCTCACCTAAATCTTTCGCAGGAAGAAGTGTGGCTCATGCCATTTGGACTTTTGCTTGATTTGTGGGAGTGCCATAAGCAGTATAACGGCATTGCAAAGCCAAAACGAGTTGCTTGCATTGATGATGTTATTCCTTATGGGGTTTGATTATTCTGAAAAGGATTGAGATTTATTAAGCAGTATGATATAATTAGCCCATTAAAAAACTGAAATTGTTAGGAGTCTTAATTATGGCAAAGAGAATAAGAATGAATGAAGTTCCTTGTTGGCAGGAGGAGAGAAATTTTACAAAATGGCTTGCTGATAATATAGATTGCGTAGGAAATATTATTGGAAGAAACATTGTAAGTGCGTGTACTGAAGTGAAAGAATCTAGTGAATATGGCAAAGGAAAATACCCAGTTGATATTCTTGCAATTGACGAAAATGATGAAAAAATTGTTGTTGAGAATCAATATTTTTTAAGTAATCATATTCATTTAGGTGAAATACTTACCTATTCAGCTTGGAATTCAGTTTCAACAATTGTATGGATTACAGAAGATATAGACGAGGAACACTTTCGTGCGGTAGAATACATAAAAGAATTAGCTCAATCTTCAGATAGAAAGCTTGAATTTTGGATACTGTTAATGTCTCCAGATGAAAATTCAGATTTACTTAATGACCCAAATGTGATTTTAAAAGTGGCGACAAAGGATGATTGTATAAAAAGAGATTCAAATGTTAAGCCACCAATAAATGCAGAATTAAATATTGAATTTTGGAACAGGTTTGAAAGTGTAGTTTTGAAATATGGATTTTCCCTTTCACGACAAGGACGTACAGATTGTATTAATTTACGATGGGGAAAATCCTATGAAATGAATGTTCCATTTAGAAAAAATAACATAAATATTGAAGTGAATTTTAAGAAGTTTGGAACTATTTTCTATGATGCAATTGATGCAGATTTTGATTCTATTGTTGAGGAACTTTGTTTAGGAAAATATGATGAGATTAGTTTGAATCAATATAGTAAATATTCCCAGATTAGAGTTAAAATACCAGCACAGGTTGAAAATATAGATAAATGGGATGAATATATCGAAAGAATGATAGGCATTATTCTAAAATTAAGAGAAATCGCAGATAGGTATGAGTTTTGCTACTGATAGTAAATTACAGATTTTTCAGAATGAGTAATATTCATAGATATGATATGTCAAATTTCAATTTATCTATACAATAATTTCAAGGAGTAACCAAAAGGTTGCTCCTTTTTTAATACACTTTTGAGCCAATAGGCTCTTTTTTTATGCCCTAAAATGAGGAGGTGAACTTAAATGTCAGATAGTTTTGGACTTAAGCTTGGCATTGAGGGCGAAAAGGAATTTAAAAAGTCGCTTGCAGAAATCAATCAGAGCTTTAAGGTGCTCGGCTCTGAGATGAAACTTGTGTCCTCGCAGTTTGATAAGAATGACAATTCCGTTCAGGCTTTGTCTGCAAGAAATACGGTTCTTAATAAGGAGATTGACGCACAAAAGCAGAAGATTGAAACCTTGCGACAGGCACTTGCAAATGCATCAGAGTCATTTGGTGAAACTGACAGGAGAACACAAAGCTGGCAAATTCAGCTTAACAATGCCGAGGCATCACTCAACAGTATGGAGCGTGAACTGAACAGTAATAATTCTGCACTTGAACAGGCAAAGACGGATATTGAGGGGACAGAAAAATCTCTTGAAAAGGTTGACGGTCGGCTTGATGATACTGCCGAAAGTGCCGATTATATGGGCGATGAAATCAAGGACGCAGGCGACAAGGCGGATAAGTCAAAGGAGAGATTTTCAAAGCTTGGTTCGGTACTCAAGGGTGTGGGCGTTGCGATGGGTGCGGTTGTTACTGTGGCGGCCGCAACAGCCGTAAAGCTAGGCAAGGAGGTAGTTAATGCCTATGCCGACTATGAACAGCTTGTCGGCGGTGTTGATACACTTTTCAAGGGCTCATCGCAGAAACTGCAAAGCTACGCTTCTAATGCCTATAAAACGGCAGGCCTTTCTGCAAATGACTATATGGAAACCGTTACAGGCTTTTCCGCAAGCCTCATTCAGTCGCTTGGCGGTGATACGGACAAGTCGGTAAAGTATGCCGATATGGCAATCACGGATATGGCAGATAATGCAAACAAGATGGGTACGGATATGTCGCTCATTCAGAATGCGTATCAGGGCTTTGCCAAGCAGAATTACACCACGCTTGATAACCTTAAACTCGGCTACGGCGGTACTAAAGAGGAAATGCAAAGACTTCTCTCTAACGCAGAGAAAATATCGGGCATTAAGTACGATATTTCGTCATATGCCGATGTGGTCGATGCAATCCATGTTATGCAGGAGAGTATGGATATTGCCGGCACTACTGCAAAAGAGGCGGAGGGTACAATTTCGGGTTCGGTTAATGCGTTGAAGTCATCGGTCACAAACCTTGTGGTGGGCTTTGGCGACGCAAACGCTGACCTCGGTGAGTTGTGTGAAAATGTTGTAACGGCATTTCAGACCGTGCTTGAAAACATCTCGCCTATTGTGGAAAATCTCATCTCCGCCTTGCCGACAGTAATTACTACACTGCTTGAATCGGCAGGTGAAATGCTCCCCACGGTTCTGGAAACTCTTGCAGAATTGTTTGCACAGGTGCTTGAGGGATTGCTTCAGCTTTTGCCACAGCTGATTCCCGTTGCGGTGTCAGCCTTATTAACAATTACAAATGCAATTGTTGAAAATCTGCCCTTGCTGATTGAGTCGGCAACCTTGCTCGTAGCAACTCTCGTACAAGGCCTTGCAGATGCACTGCCTACACTAATTCCTACTGCGGTCAATGCGGTTATGACGATTGTACAGGGACTTTTAGACAGCTTGCCGTCAATCCTTGACGCTGGACTTAAGCTTGTATCTGCTCTTGCACAGGGTATTCTTGATGCACTTCCCGACCTCATATCTAAACTGCCTCAGATTATTATGGGCATAGTTACATTTCTTTTAAATTCAATACCGCAAATCATACAGACGGGCATTAAGCTGTTGACCTCTCTTGTGAGTGCTTTGCCCGATATTATCACATCAATAGTCAAGGCTATTCCGCAGATTATCAACGGGATTATAAATGCGGTAATAAATTCAATTCCGCAGATTATTCAGGCAGGTATAGACTTGCTCATTTCACTTGTCAAGGCTCTGCCCACCATTATCGTCACAATCGTGAATGCAATACCCGACATCATTTCGGGCATTGTTAATGCTCTCAGCGACAATATTCCGGCAATAATTCAGGCGGGTATTGATTTGTTGATTTCGCTTGTTAAGAATCTGCCGACTATCATTAAGGAAATTGTAAAGGCAGTACCTAAAATTATTGAAGGTATTGTAAAGGCCTTTGGTTCACTTATGTACAAGATTGTTGAAATTGGCGGTAACATTGTAAAAGGCTTGTGGAACGGTATCTGCGGTCTTGCATCGTGGCTCTGGGATTCAGTCAGCGGTTGGATTTCAGGTATCTGGGACGGCATCTGCGACTTTTTTGGCATTCACTCACCGTCAAAGGAAATGGCATGGGTTGGCGAAATGCTCGTCAAGGGTCTTGCCGGCTCTATTGACAAGAACGGTGATATGGCTGTTCGTGCCGCCGAGGGTATGAGCAGTGATGTTTCATGTGTTATGAACTCACTTGCTGACGATATGAAAACTGCCTTGCCGACTGATTTCAGCATTGACGGAAATGTTAAAGGATTGGTTGATAATTCAAATTCTGTTGCTTTCGGCAAGAGCGGTCTTTCGCTTGTGCTGAATATTGCAAATTTTAACAACTACTCAAATGACGATATTTCTCAGCTTACAAACGAGATTATGGAAACTGCAGGTCAGTTTGCCAAAAGGAAAGGAATGGTATTTGCGTGAACTATTTTGAATACAACGGCATGAGGTCATCTGATATGGGGCTTCATATACAGAGAAAGAATGTGTACTCCTCGCCAAAGTATGACTCTTCCTTTGTATCAATCCCCGGTCGCAACGGTGACCTGATTGTACCGAATCGCAGATATGAAAACACACAGGTGAGCTATTCTGTATATCTGTCTGCAAAGAACAGTCAACAGCTTGCTGACAGCATTACAAAAATCAAGGCTTGGCTGTATGCACAGCCCGACAGGTATCACATACTAAAGGACAGCTACGATAAAAGATTTTTCAGATATGCTCTTTTTAACTCATCGCTTGATATTGAAGATGAGCTCAACAAAATCGGTGTGTTTACCGTAAGCTTTAACTGCAAGCCGTTTAGATATGACATTGACGGTGAGTTACCGCACAGCATTGATGTGGTGCTGAATTTTCCGTATATGATTTTTTGCAGAATGGACGGTTCAAAGCCGGAAAACGACTGGAGCAACCGTTGGAATCAGACGGCAGACCTTGTTGTGCCGAGTGGTAAGAATATGTTTGTACTGAATACAAATTCGTGGACAGACGGCTACTGGGACTACTATTCAGATGCTGACAAGAGCAGAATATATCTTAAGGTGAACGAAAACTGGAAGAAGGAGAATGCAAGGTTTGCCCTCTACACATTTCTCGGTGACGAAACCGCATGGTATTCTCTCGAGAAGGTCAGCGAGGATATTTACAGAGTGACCTTGCCGTCAAAGGGTGAAACCGTACTTGTGAATCCGTACAGCTTTGAGAGCAGACCACTTATTCATCTTAACGGCAACGGTACGGGTACGCTTACCATTGATAACGAAAACGGCAGACACGAATGGACATTCAGCAATATTGACGAGTTCATTGAGATTGACAGCGAAAAAATGTGCTTTTACAAGGACAACACGCTGAAAAATGATACGGTTACAGGCACGGGTTTTCCTTTGCTTGTAAGGGGTGAAAACAGGTTTATTCTCGGCGGTGGCATAACAGACGGTTCAGTATTTCCAAGGTGGTGTTCGTTATGATGCCGATTTTATACAGAGCAGATGAAACCGAGTTTGACACCTACGGAATCGGTATGCTGTCGGACTGCACCTTTTGCGAAGTTACAGAGGAGCGAAACGGTGCGTTTGAATGTGTGATGAAATATCCTCTGCACGGTGCATTGTTTGATGAGATTAAAAACGACAGGGTTATACTCGTTAAGCCGAATGACACATCAAGGTCACAGCCGTTTCGTATATACAGAATTACAACACCGATGAACGGCATCATCACAGTGTATGCACAGCATATGTCATATGATTTGTCGGGCATTGGTGTGCTATGCTTTGAGAGCAAATCGGTTTCGCCACAGCTTGCACTTGAAAGAATTTTTGCGAATACTTCATCAAAGCACGGCTTTAAATGCAGGACAGACCTTTCAGCACCGAGGGCATTTTCAGTCAGTAAACCTATGAGTATCAGAGCCTGTCTTGGCGGTACGGAGGGTTCTGTACTTGATGTATGGGGCGGTGAGTATGAATGGGATATGTTCGATGTCATTCTTCACTCAAAGCGTGGTAAGGATAACGGTGTGGTAATTGAATACGGCAAGAACCTCACCTCACTTGAGCAGGACAATGATTTTTCATCGGTATATACACACCTTTTGCCCTATGCCGTAATTAAAAACGGAGATACCGAAAGTGTGGTTACTCTGTCGGAAATCACAATTCCTATTGTGGAAACATATGCAAGGGAGAAAACACTCATCAAGGATTTTTCGTCCTTCTTTAAGGACGGAGAAACCGTTACCGAGGACACACTTCGAGCAAAGGCGAAGTCATACATCAAACAGAATCCGTTCGGTGACGAAACTCCCACGGTGAAGGTGTCGTTTGAACCGCTATGGCAACAGCCCGAATATTCGCAGTTTCTCGAAAAGGTGAACCTCTGCGACACAGTGATCGTCAGACACCCAGATATGAATATTGAGGTAAAGACGAAGGTTATTGAAACCGTATATGACGCACTGGCCGAGAAATATTCATCAATCACACTCGGAACGGCAAAATCAAACTTTGTGAATACGGTTGCAGAAATCAAAAGTACAACCGATGAAATCAAAAAGGAAACCGACAGCTTTCCGTTACTTATGAATACTGCTATTAAAAATGCCACTTCGCTGATTTCAGGTCAGCAAGGTGGCTTTGTTGTTATGCACACGGATTCTGTTACAGGCAAGCCGTATGAACTTTTGATTCTTGACAACGAAAATCTGTACGATACAAGGAATGTGTGGCGGTGGAATGTCAGTGGCTTAGGTTTTTCAAAGAGTGGATACAACGGCCCGTATGAAACTGCGATTACGGCTGACGGAAAAATCGTGGCTGACTTTATCACAAGCGGAACGCTTATGGCAAATATCATCAAGGCGGGAGTAATCAGTTCGGCTGATAATTCTTCATGGTGGGATTTGGAAAGCGGAGAGGTACACCTAAGTGCATATACAAAAACAGAGGATACCGACAAACTCAGCGACAGTATTGCTGAAATTACAGAAAGGACATCAACACTTGAACAGACCGCAGAGGACATTTCATTTAAAATCAATGAGCAGTCCACTGGCGGAAAGAACTATCTTCTTAATTCATCGGCTCTCAACGGACTTTCGGATGATTGGGAGTATTCGGGATTGGTCACTGTACTTTCCGATACAGATGTAATCAGTCATACCTCTTCGGGTTCTGCTTTTGTACTCGGTGCGGAAAGCACCTTGTCGCAAAGTGTGTATAACTCGGTTGCCGACAGATCCTTTGTGCTGTCACTCAGAGCAAAGAAAAGCTATTCACAGCTTAGTGCATATATGTATGTTCAGTACAACGGAGTTAAAAGAGAATATCTTTTTAATACAAAGGAGAGCTTTGATTGGACAGATTTTTCCGTTGTACTCCCCGATGTTTCGGACGGTGAAATCACGGTATTCATTTACAGCCGTGACACCTCTCTTACGGTAAGTGACCTTATGCTTACTGACGGAAGTATTATCCAACACTGGTCGCCTGCACCGAACGAGATATACACAAACGAGGTAAAGATTGACCGCAAAGGCATTGAGGTTTCAAACAGCAAGTCCTCGCAGAAAACAGTAATTACAAACACTGAATTTTCCGGCTACTACAACGGTGAAAAGATATTCACCCTAAACAAGGACGAAACTCAGACGAAGAAAACCACAGTTGACGGTGAGCTTACAATCGGCAGAACAAAGCTGATTCCGATGTCAAACAGTTCACCGGGACTCAACATTGTAATTCTTGATTAGGAGGCAATATGGCAAAGACAACGGTTGTCAATAGAATTGACACGATTTACATAGATACGGAAAATCCGACCGTATCAGTGAACACAACGGTAAATGACGCAGGTCTTAAACACAGCATTACGATTACCATACGAGGTATTCCGATAACTGGCATATCGGGACTTGCGTGGAACAAGGGGACGGCAAACAGGATTATTCCCATTCCTACGGACAGCAGAACGGGTATTCTCAAGGCAATGTATGAGGACAAAAGCATTACGGCAAAGCTAACGGTCACCACATACAAGGGTTCAACCTATGTAGGCATTTCTGAAAGGAATTGTCAGATTACCACCACATCGCACAGCTCAAGGCCTGTAATTAACGGATTTATCTATCTTGACACCAATTTAAAGACCACTGCCGTTACGGGCAACTCAAAGCTGTTTATTCAGAACTATTCAAATCTCAAGGTTACTCCGCTTGCGGCAAAACCGAGAAATGAATCGAAGATTACAGGCTACACGGTAAGCTGTAACGGTGTGAGCAAATCAAGTACAACTGCAAAGGAATTGAATCTTGGTACAATCACCAAAAGCGGTGATGTGGTGGTTATGGTCACGGTCACGGACTCAAGAGGTTACACAACGAGCATTAAAAAGACGATTACAGTTATTCCGTACAGCAGTCCGAATCTCAGTAAGATTACACTAAGACGAACAAATGAGATTGAGTCGGAAATTCAGCTTATTTTCAACGGCTCATACTCACCAATTACAATTGACGGGGTAAATCACAATCAGCTTTTATCCTTTCGCTACCAATACAAGAGGACAAGTGATGCAAACTACGGAAATTTTGTTGACATTTTAAGCAACCTTAAAATGAACGACACAAGCTATTCGTACTCAAATCTTCAGCTTATGAATCTTGATGTGAATATGTCATATGACTTTCATATTGAAATCCGTGATGCTATGGAAAAGTCGGTTATTACAGACCTGTACTATTTAATTCCGCAGGGCACTCCGCTTGTTGCATTACGCAAGCAGAAGGTAGGCATTAACAATCCAAACCCACAATCCGCACTTGATGTGACGGGTGAAATACATATGAACGGCTTTCCTGTTATGGGCATTATACAGACCTCTGTTGAGGACGATGTCAGCCTTAACAGTCTTACAACGCAGGGTATTTATTTCAGACGAAGAGTACCGCAGGAGAATATGAACTATCCGGCACTTGTATTCGGTATGCTTGAAGTATTTTCTTGCAGTACAAATCTTGTGACACAGAGATATACGGCAAGGGACAGTCCGTTTGATGTGTATATCCGTTCAAAGGTGAATTCAAGCTGGAGCAAGTGGGTTAAAAAATAGACACAGGAGGAATTTATGAAACAGATTTGGAACAGCATTCAGACTGCATTCATCGCACTTGGAGGAACACTCGGGTGGTTTCTCGGAGGTGCAGACGGCTTTCTGTATGCACTCATTGCATTTGTAGTTATCGACTACATTACAGGAATGATGTGTGCCGTTGCCGACAGAGAGCTTTCGAGCAAGGTCGGTTTCAAGGGCATTTGCAGAAAGGTGATTATCTTTCTGCTTGTGGGAGTGGCGAATCTCCTTGATGTGTACATTATCGGCACGGGCAGTGTGCTGAGAACGGCAGTGATTTTCTTCTATCTCTCAAATGAGGGCTTGTCACTGCTTGAAAACGGAGCACATCTGGGACTTCCCATTCCCGAAAAGATTAAAAATGTGCTTGCACAATTACACCACAGAAGTGAAAAGGAGGACGACTGAATGTCATACACAAACAGCAAATTAATTAGCTACACAAAAATTTCACCAAACAGAAACATCAATCGCAATCACAAGATTGATACAGTTTCAATCCACTGCGTAGTCGGACAGTGCTCTGTTGAAACTCTCGGCTCAATCTTTGCATCAAGGGACAAGGAGGCAAGCTCAAACTACGGTATCGGCTATGACGGCAGAATCGGAATGTATGTTGAGGAAAAGGATCGTAGCTGGTGCACCTCATCTGCGTCAAATGACAACAGGGCGATTACCATTGAGGTTGCGTCAGATACCTACCACCCATACAGAGTAAATGATGCTGCGTACAAGTCTTTGATTAAACTGCTTGTTGACATCTGCAAGAGAAACGGCATCAAAAGGCTTGTGTGGTCAACAAACAAGTCAGAGAGAATGAATCACCTTAACGGCTGCAATATGACGGTTCACAGGGATTATGCGAACAAGTCCTGCCCCGGTGATTATCTCTACAATCTTCACGGACAGATTGCAAAGGAGGTGAACGCTCAGCTTGGCTTAGGCAGTTCAAAACCTGCGACTTCAAAGAAAACTCTCTATCGTGTACGCAAAAGTTGGAAGGATGCAAAGTCGCAAAAGGGTGCTTTCTATGACCTTTCAAATGCCAAGAAATGTGCCGACAAAAACAGCGGTTACTCTGTTTTTAATGAAAGCGGAAAAGTTGTGTACACACTAAAGTCATCGGGCAAAAAGTCAGTTGATGCCATTGCAAGAGAAGTAATTCAGGGCAAATGGGGCAACGGTGCCGACCGCAAAAACCGCCTCACCAAAGCCGGCTATGACTACAACGCCATTCAGAAAAGAGTAAACGAGATTTTATCTTAACAGACAATAGAACAGTATTCTAACAAAGCCAAATCCCCATCGAGGAAGTTTTATTCCTTGATGGGGATTTTTTGCTTACGAATAAATAATAAAAATAAAAATTTTTCAAAAAGCGTCCTTTTAAGCACTCTCCCGTGGCTAACAGACAGAGGGCAACAATGCTCTCGGAAACGGAGGTACAATATATGAAACACAATCTTCAAATCAGTGTTTCGGACAAACCACAAAGAAACAGTATGGTATCCTGCAAAAACATCACCTTGCGAGAACGATTTTTGCGAATGCTGTTCGGCAGAAAACAGAAAATCACAATCCTTGTTCCAAGTGATTCTATTGAGGAACTCGCCATTACCAAGGTTAAAAAAGGAGGCAGTTATGAACAAAATAACAGCATTACTTGATGCGATTACCGAGGTAATCAAAAACATTGGCACACTTACAGAAAGTCTGCAGACTGTTTCAAATCTCTTGAATGAGATAAAGATTACTGAAATTTCGAAGAAGTCAACCGTACATACTTCTGAAAGTACAGGAAATTCAAAGGTGTATTCACTTGAAGATGTAAGGGGTGTTCTTGCTAAAAAAAGTCAAAGCGGACTCACTTCTGAGGTTAGAGAAATCATTGTAAAGTATGGTGGAAACAAACTGTCAGAAATTGACCCCTGTCATTACGAAGAAATCATCAAAGATGCGGAGGCACTTAAGAATGAGTAATCACGCTTTCCTCTCCCCTTCAAGTTCTCACAGATGGCTCAATTGTACACCAAGTGCCGTGCTTGAATCAAAGTTTGAGAACAAATCAACCAAAGCATCTGAAGAAGGCACAGTCGCCCATGCGTGGTGTGAGCATAAACTGAAAAACATATTATGCAGAAAAAGTGACGAGCCTGTCTCCCCTTACACAAACGATGAAATGCAGGAATACACCGACTTATATGTTGATTTTGTACTTGAACAATTCAATCTTGCAAAACAGAAATGTAAAGATCCTTTGATTCTTATTGAACAAAAGGTTGATTTTTCAGAATATGTACCAAATGGTTTTGGAACAGCCGACTGCATTATTGTTTCTGAAAGCAAAATACATATCATTGATTTCAAATATGGAATGGGAGTATTGGTTGATGCCTTTGATAACCCGCAGATGAAATGTTATGCTCTCGGTGCTTTAAAAATCTTTGACCGCCTATATGACATTAAAGATGTGTCAATGTCAATTTTTCAGCCACGCAGAGATAATGTCAGCACTTGGACTGTTTCTGCTGATGAGCTCAAAGGCTGGGCAGAAAATGTACTAAAGCCAAAAGCAGAATTAGCTGTTAAAGGTGAAGGTGATTACTGTGTCGGTGATTGGTGTACATTCTGCAAAGCATCAGTAAGATGCAGAGCAAGAGCCGAAAACAATCTGAAACTTGCACAGGAAGAATTCAGACTTCCCCCACTTCTTACTGATTCTGAAATTGAAAAGATTTTATCTGTTATCCCCAATCTCACGAAGTGGGCAAATGAAATAATGGCATATGCTACCGAATCAGCTGTCAATCACGGCAAGCATTGGAACGGTTTTAAAATTGTTGAAGGACGGTCTGTACGAAAGTATAAAGATGAAACCGCAGTGGCTAAAGCATTGGAAGATGCCGGCTACAAAGACATTTATCGCAAGAGTCTTATCACACTTACAGAAATGCAAAAGCTTTTAGGTAAGCAAAATTTCAACGAGATACTTGGAAATCTCATCATTAAACCAAAAGGCAAGCCTGCTCTTGTTCCCGAAACGGACAAAAGAGATGCTATGACAATCACAGATGTTAAAAACGAATTTAAAACGGAGGACTAATTATTATGGCTAATTCAAACAAAACAAAAGTTATCACAGGCAAAAACACAAGACTTTCATATTTTCACGGTTGGGAACCTGTTTCAATCAACGGCAGTCCTGAAAGATACAGCGTATCCGTACTTATTCCAAAAGATGATACTGAAACCGTTAATGCGATTAACAACGCTGTAAACACTGCAATTGAAGAAGGTATCGGTAAATTTGGCGGTAAAAAGCCAAACAAAGCATCACTTAAACTTCCTCTTCGTGACGGTGATACCGAGCGTAATGATGAGGCTTATGCAGGTCACTGGTTTATCAATGCAAACAGCAGAACCGCTCCGCAGATTGTTGATAAGGCTGTAAAACCTATTCTTGACAGAGATGAGGTGTACAGCGGTTGTTATGCAAGAGTGTCTCTTAATTTTTACGCATTCAATTCAAATGGCAGCAAAGGTATTGCCTGTGGTCTTGGCAACATTCAGAAAATAAAGGACGGCGAACCGCTTGGTGGCAGAAGTTCGGCTACTGATGATTTCAGAACTGAAACAGATGATGATTTCTTATCCTAACATAATACGAGGTAAATGATATGAACGAATTTTATGAACTTGCAAAATTATTTGATGTAGTTGTTATCTTCTGTTTTTTCTTGGGAATAGGTATGTATGGCATCATAAGTACCGTAACGGATTTAATTTTCCTTATTCACAAGACTTTTAGAAAGCACAGAATAGCGAAAAAGGCTAAGAAAAGCAACTTAGATAATTAACAAATTCGGACGGTGGAGAGATACTCTCTGCCGTCCGTTTTTTATATATAAGGAAGTGAAAACATGAAATCAATCAGTATTGACATAGAAACATATTCAAGTGCTAATCTTCAGAAATCCGGTGTTTACCGTTATGCGGAAAGTGATGATTTTGAAATTCTGCTGTTTGGCTATTCTGTTGACGGCAGTGATGTCAAAGTCATTGACTTGTGTATGGGAGAAAAGATACCCGAGGATATTCTTGATGCACTGACCGATACTTCGGTTATCAAATGGGCATTCAACGCACAATTTGAGAGGGTATGCTTATCAAGGTATCTTAAAGATTTAGGTATAGATTTTGACGGCAAATATCTTAACCCGTCATCTTGGCATTGTACTCTTGTCTGGTCGGCAACACTTGGTCTTCCCCTTTCTCTTGAGGGTGTGGGTGCTGTATTAGGCCTTGAAAAGCAAAAGCTGTCAGAGGGTAAAAATCTCATACGGTATTTTTGTATTCCCTGTTCCCCTACAAAAATCAATAACGGCAGAACAAGAAATATGCCCTATCACGATATGGCAAAGTGGAGTAAATTCAAGGCATACAATATTCGTGATGTTGAAACTGAGATGGGTATTCAAAAGAAATTATCAAGATTTCCTGTAAGTGATTCAATATGGAACGAATACCACCTTGACCAAAATATAAATGACCGTGGCATCGGTGTAGATATGATTTTAGTTGAAAACGCAATAGCTATTGATGAATCGGTAAAAAAGTCGCTTGTCAATGATATACAATCTCTTACCAATCTTGATAATCCAAATTCCGTTCAGCAAATGAAAAACTGGCTCTCTGAAAACGGATTTGAAACCGAAAGTCTTAGCAAAACATCAGTTTCAGAAATGCTGAAAACTGCACCCTATCAAGTACACAAAGTGTTATCACTCAGACAGCAACTAACAAAAAGCAGTGTTAAGAAATACACAGCAATGAAAAATGCCGTTTGTAAAGACAGCCGTGCAAGGGGAATGTTTCAGTTTTACGGTGCAAACAGAACAGGTCGATTTTCAGGCAGACTTGTGCAATTACAGAATTTACCGCAAAACCATATGAGTGATTTGGCAGATGCACGAAGTCTTGTAAAATGCGGAAATTATGATGCACTCAGTATTCTTTATGATGATATTCCGGACACACTTTCACAACTTATCCGCACCGCTTTTATTCCACAGCACAGTTGCAAATTCATAGTAGCCGATTTTTCTGCTATTGAGGCAAGGGTTCTTGCGTGGCTTGCAGGTGAGAAATGGAGAAACAAAGTTTTTAGTGAGGGCAAAGATATTTATTGCAGTAGTGCATCACAGATGTTTGGTGTTCCTGTTGAAAAGCATGGAATAAACGGGCATCTGCGACAAAAAGGCAAAATCGCCGAGCTTGCACTCGGATACGGCGGTTCTGTCGGGGCATTGAAAGCTATGGGTGCTATTCAGATGGGACTTTCAGAGGATGAACTTCAACCTCTAGTGTGTGCGTGGAGAAACTCTAATCCGTCAATTACTAAACTCTGGTGGGACATTGATAAATGTGTTAAAGAAACTGTTACCAAAAGGATACCGACTGAAACCAACGGCATATCTTTTACCTACGAAAGCGGATTTCTGTTCATCACTCTCCCCTCCGGCAGAAGACTTGCATATGTTAAGCCGAGAATCGGAATAAATAAATTTGGCGGTGAATCAGTTACCTATGAGGGCATTGGCAGTACGAAGAAATGGGAACGGCTTGAAAGCTACGGCCCTAAGTTCTGTGAAAATATCATTCAAGCCATTGCAAGAGATATATTATTATACGCAATGCAAACACTAAAAAATTACCGCATAATCGCTCATGTTCATGACGAGGTTATTATTGAATGCCAAAAAGATGTTTCCGTAAACACTATCTGCGAACAAATGAGCAGAACTCCGCCTTGGGCAAAAGGTCTTTTACTCCGTGCGGACGGTTATGAATGTCAATTTTATATGAAAGATTAAAAAGCGTCCTTTTTCACCTTCTGCTATGGCTATATGGTAGGAGGTGCTTTTTATGACAGACAATGAGAAAAAGCAAATTGAAAGCTACCGAAAGAACGGTTACGGATACAAACAGATTTCAAATCTCACAAACCTATCCGTTAATACAATAAAATCATACTGTAAAAGGAACAAGCTAATGAGTGCTGATTTGCAAAGCAATGATAATCACACTCTTTATTGCGAACAATGCGGAAAACCGGTTGAGCAAAACGAACACCGCAAACGCAAGAGATTTTGTTCAGACGCTTGCAGAAACAAGTGGTGGAACAATCATCTTGATTTAGTTAACAGAAAAGCAATTTATGAACTAACATGTCCTTATTGTAAAAAATCATTTACAGTTTACGGCAATGCAAAAAGAAAATTTTGCAGTCATAGTTGTTATGTCAAATACAGATACGGAGGAAAACAAAATGGATAAGCCTACATACGCAGAGCGTTACACCCTAACTGTCAAAGAAGCCGGATTATATTTTAACATTGGCATTAAAAAAATGAGAAAACTTGCCGAGGATAATCTCGGAATTTTTTCAGTTTTGAGCGGTAATCGCTATTTGATTATACGAACAAAATTTGAGGAATATCTGTGCAATAATTCTACGATATAGTTTCCTTTTATCTGCTGAAAGTAGTTGCTATTCTGAGAGTTTTACGGCAATATATGAGTACCAAACGAGGAGGTAAAAAATATGGATAAGCCATCATTGCAGGACAAAGATTTTTTGACGGTAATTGAAACAGCCGAATTATTTGGACTCAGCAGAAGAAAAATGTTCCGTCTTACAAGCCAAAGCGGTCTTCCCTTTATGGCTAAATACGGAACACGAAAGTTAATCATCAAAGATGAATTTATAAAATATCTTAATAACTCAGGAATGAAGGAGGAACTTAAGAATGGCAACCCGAGGGCAAAGACGAGATTCAAAGCATAGACTTTTGCACAACGGAGAATCAATAAGGGCAAACGGAAAATATCAATTCAAGTATTTAGTTGACGGCAAGCCAAAATTTGTATACAGCTGGCGACTTGTTCCGACAGATCCACAACCAATAGGCAAACAGCCTTGCCTGTCACTAAGAGAATTAGAAAAGCTGGTCGGTAAAGATGTTGACTCAAGACTTGACATAACCGGCAGAAATATCACCGTCAACGAGTTAATCTCCCGTTATCTCAAAACAAGGACAGGTGTAAGACACAACACACTTTCAAATTACAACTTTGTGCAAAACATTATGAGCAAAGAGGAATTTGGAAGTCGCAAAATCGGTGAAATCAAAACTTCCGATGCAAAGCTGTTTCTCATTAAATTACAGGAAGACGGAAGGGGCTCGAGTACAATAAAAACAGTGCGAGGTGTTTTAAGACCGGCATTTCAAATGGCAGTTGATGATGATATTCTAATGAAGAACCCTTTCGGTTTCCAATTACTCGGCATTATCATAAACACTGAACACACTCGACAGGCTCTGACAAAAGAGCAAATGAACAAGTTTTTGAAATTTGTTCGTTACGATAATGTTTACTACAAATACTATGATGTCTTCTACATTCTCTTTCACACTGGTTTGAGAATTTCAGAATTTTGTGGGTTGACGATAAATGACCTTGATATGAACAACAGAATCATCAATATTGACCACCAGTTGCAGAGAACCTCAAAAATGGAGTATGTGATTGAATCAACAAAAACAAATGCCGGCACAAGAAAACTACCTATGACGGAAGATGTTTATCAGGCCTTCAAAAGAATACTTAAAAACAGACCCACAAATCTTCCTGAAATTATGGTTGCAGGACATTGCGGTTTTCTGTTCAGAGATTCGAAAGGAATGCCAGAAGTAGCAATGCATTGGGAGCATAGGTTTAATCACTCGGTCAAGAGATACAATGATATTTTCAGAGAGCAACTGCCTAATATCACCCCTCACATTTGCAGACATACCTATTGTTCAAATATGGCAAAGGCAAGAATGAATCCGAAAACCCTGCAATACCTTATGGGACATTCCGATATAGGTGTCACGATGAACACCTATACCCATCTTGGTTTGGATGATGCCAAGGATGAAATGATAAGGCTCGAAGAACTGGAACAAGCAAGAAAAGAAGTTGAAAAAACTCTCGGCACACAACCACTAAAACAGAATATGTTTAAGACGGTGTAAATTGTGCTGATTCATTGATATGATAATTATTTTGTACTATCATATTGTTGTATAAAGCTATATTTTCCGACATAGCAAAGCCTCCTATGAAAGTTTTTAACAACTACCATAGGAGGCTTATTTGTGGAGTAATTTTAAAGACTATTAGGTGTAGTTTTACTTCTTATTGTTTTTTCTACGCTTAAATACAAGGAATGTAAAAATTACAATTGCTGTAATTACCGCAACGCCTGCCACTATTCCAATTATAATCCATAATCTATAATTGCCTATAGCAAGGTGATGCACTTCTTTGATCACAGTATTATTACCTGCTCTGTCAAACAATGAAAGACCTACCGTATGACTGCCTTCATTTAAAATCAACTTGATCTGATTTTTCGATTTTGAATAGTGCAGACCCGGAACATCATTATTTTTGACATCACTTACTTTGTATGTTTTGCCATCTACATACGCTACTGTCTTTTCTTCATCAAGCACTTCACTTATATCATTAAATGAAATAGTTTGATTTCCTGAACCACTAAACCATCCCCAATCTGAGAAGTTTTCCGGAACAGTACAGGTTGGTTTAGTATTATCAATATACATCTCACCAAGATCTAAAATATTCTCGCCATTAACAACTCTCAAGTATAAACTTGTATCCGCATCAGCGGTATAGTTGTTGGCAAAATAACTACCTGGTAATGTATATCGGTAAACACTCGTGCCATACATTTCTTTATCAAAAAGACTCTTTGAATCAGATGTTATATTTGTATCCGTTGATTCATTAGTGTCCTTATCGACCAAACACACGCTGTTTTTTTGAGAATTGCTTGAAAAAACAACTATGCTCAAATCAGAAAAACTACTTGGTTGTTTACTTATAGGACCGTTTTCATCTTCAAAAGAATACCAACCCGTTTTATTTTTGCTATCGCTGTTTTCAATATAAGCAAGAACATCTGTATTTACCATTCGTGTATATGTATTTTCATTAAGTACACTTGGGTTTCCTGCTTTATCATAAGCAATCATTTTTACTGAATAGACTCCGTCTTTGTCAAAGTCCTGCAACTTGTAAATCATATGCGTAGCATCGGAATTATCGACAAATTCTCGAATAGTGTCTTTTGATTCCTCATATTTTATAGTGCCGATTTCTTTTTTATTAGTATAGCTAGGTACATATTTTTTCAAACTATACTCAATTCTGTCGATATTGGTATCCATAAATACAATATTTGGATTTTCATCTTTTCTGCGATTAAAATCATAAATATCACTAAACTTAGTACTACCAGATTCTACCATATCATTATTTCTTTCATACACAATAGGTGCAGTAAAATCAACTTCAAATATCGCCGTATGTGATGAAGAATTCGCATCAAAAACGCCCTTATTATTAGCGCGATCGACAGGATTCATATCAATTTTATATACACCATCTTCTGTAAAAGGAATAGTTATGGAATGATTATCACCTAATTTATTCCAAGAGGCCATTAACGGATATTCAGACCAACCACTATCTTCATGACTGCTTCCAGGTTCCTTATAGTAAACTTTAAGCTGCATATCTTCTTCAACAAAATTAGTTTCTACTACATTGATTGTTGCTGTTGCCTTATCTTTTTCCTTTATGTTAAAAAATACATTTTTATCATCAAAGGATCCGAAATCAGCAAAGTTGTCACTAATTGAAGGGTTTGTTCTGTCAATTACAAATTCAGGTTCACTAAAGGAATCACCCCTATTACCTGCCATATCAGCATATCTAATTGAAAATTCATACCTATTATCTTCAGAAAGTGTAAATGTACCAATGTGTGTTTGATTATCTGAAGTTACTGAGGGCAAATTATCTTGTCCCCAATCTATAGTTTGAACATTGCCGTTTACATTAACTTCCACATCTTTAGGATTAAAATTTCGTTCAGTAATTGTAACAGTTACAGTCTGTGCTGTATTATAGTAATTTCCATTAGAAGAATTCACATTACTTTTCACTGCAGTAATTTTGGGAACGGTAGTGTCTATACTGTATTTAACCCTTTTTACCTCTGAATTACCAGCATTGTCAGTTAATTTAACTGTTACTTCATTACCGTTTGTATTACTCTCAACTACTAAATTAAAATCAATAGATGTCAAAAGATTATGATCTGTCTTGATTGATTTATTGTTAATTACAATATCAGAAGAATTGCTAATATATTTACCGTCAGAATCAACTGAAATAATGCCGTTCTTATTATCATTAGAAACAGACCATTCAATTTTTGAAATACCTGAGTGAGTATCACTAACACTAACAACCAATGGAATACTGGTTTTATAAAGAGGCGCACCATTTGCATCTTCTTTATCAGTATCATTAGTTGCCTTAATATCAATAGAAGATACTGATTTATGTAATGAATCGTCCTCAATCACGCTACCATCTGCACTAATCAGACCTGTTGTATGTTCAACATTATCTGTAACTTTGGCGGCTACAGTACCTTTAAAATTATTTGGAATAAGGATTTCAGCATATGTTCCTGTTGAATCGGTTTTTAGTGATGTTCCATCTGTAATTTCTGTTTTACTTGTGCCGTTTTTATCATTACTATTAAGATAAATTTCAACATTTTTAATTCCAGATGAAACTCCAGGGTCATTAACATATACTTTCAATGGTGTGGCTTTTTTAAAGAAATATCCATAATAATGTTTATAAAAGGGTTTATTATCATCCTGATTTCCAAATTTAAACATAGTAATCTCAGGATTATTTTTATCAATGTTGAATTCTAATACATCCAAATTTGAATTTTGAGCATTGTCGGTAGTATCAGCTGTAATTTTGTACAATCCCTCTTTATTTATATCATAGATATATTTTGCTTCTTGTTTATTAAATGACTCCTTGCCGAAATCAATATTATTAAATTGTGTTTCCGTATAATTAGAAAACGCTTCTGAATTGTTGAGGACATCTGTTTTGACACTCTCAAGACCTGAATTGTACTTATTCTCAGAAGCTATATCACTTGCTGTCACCTGATATTTTATATCGTTACCATACCATACTTTGCCGTTAATTATGTATTTCTCATAGTCTGTTAAAACATCAACCTTAATTTCAGGCGGGTTATTTTCAAGCATTAAATTAATTCCGCTTTCGTTGTTAAGTTCGCCCTCCTGTTTTAACGTTTTTATACTTTCAGTAGAAAAATAATAAATATTCGTATTACCAATTTGGTCAGTTACTGTAAAATATGGGGTGTCTGAATAATTAGGGGTTATAACAAATGTATATGTATTGCCAACTACTGATTTAGGTTTATAGATATCGCCCCAATTAAGAGTAACATCCTTAACTTTTGAAGAAAAAGAATTTTCGCTTTTACCATCATCATTAACTTTTATTGATATATTAATCTCTTTATTGCCAAATATACCAAATGACAAATAATTAAGAACAGACGGTTCCACTGTATATTTCGATTCACTTATTGATGGTGCTTCATTATCAACATAGAATACACCGTTATTAGAATTAAAATTAGTATTATCTTCGTCTAAGATTGCATCGTTACCTGCAATATCCTTTGCTTCAACACATATACGATAGGTACCGCTTTCTAAATCGCCAACATATAGGTCTTCTTCCGCCGATAATATCGGTTCATTTTGATGCGTAAGATTCTTAGGTGGTATATTTTTCACTTCGCTTTCCGTACCATCTTCACTAATCTTTTTGATACAAATATAGTAAGAAGCTAAACCGAACTTATTATCATTTTCTTGGTCTGAAATGGTAAAATGAAGGTTATTTTTGCCTATTCTGTCATCTTGCAAGCCAAAATAAAGACCTTTTTCACTCTGATTATTTTCGTCATTTTGACTAAGGTCAGTTTTATAATTTCCTGTAGCTGTTATTGAATACGAAGGAGCATCATTTTCTAATACAAGTGTAGCACCACTACTATCATCTGCATTAATTTCATCTAAAAATTCATCTGGTAGATTTTCACTATAATCATTTATAGTTTTAAAGTTATATTTTCTTTCATTTCCCAAGAAATCTTTTATTGTAATGTATGGTGTTCCCTTTCCGGAACTATCGAGACAAAATGTGTATGTATTTTCATCTACTGTTGCATCATAAGATTTATTATTCCAATAGAGCTTAACTTCATTTGGGTCAACACCGCAACCTTTATCATTAACATTAATTGAAATTTCCACACGAGGTACACCAAAGATTCCAAAAGTAACATAGTTAAGTAAGCCATTCTTAACTTCGTACTTCATTTCAACAATATTAGGTGCAGTAGTATCAACATAGTAGACTTTACTAAAAGTTTTTTTATTTCCGCTAAGGTCAGTAACAGTTACATTAATCTCATACTTACCATCTTTAGTAAACACCAATTCTTCGGTTGTTTCCTCCGTTGACGGAAGAATATGATTACCATCTTTTTTAACAATATTTTCTTTATCTGCTTTGGTATCAATTTTGGCATCATCATTTTCTTTTACAGTAATAATATAGCTTGCAATGCCTATATCATCACTTAATTTAAATTTGACGTGCAACTTAGAAAAATAATATTCATCCTTTTCAGTTATAACCGGCGTTTCAGTTCTATTTTGTTCTATTTTTACATCTCCGCTGCCAAAAGAATCATAGAAAAAGGTTTTGATTTTTCCATTCTCCTCAAGAATAAGGGTATCACTTTGATGGTTTACTTCATCAAAAGCTGTCACTGATATTGATTGTATAGCAAAATCGGTTAATTCAGTTAATTGTTTTTCATTTTTTAACCGACCATATAATTCATTAAATGAAATATAATACCAATTTTCTTCTTTTTTTATACCAACCGGTGGAGCAAGTTTATTGTTTTCAACATTTAATTTATATTGATTATTATTTATCTTAATACTAAGTTCTACATTTTTAAGATTCATTTCAATAATATTGAGTTTTAAATACGATTTATTACCAATATAAGTATATTCACTCTTTTCTTCTTCACCGTCATCATTAGTTTTTACATAAAACTCCCTGCTTTCAAGCTTTGTTTCTGTTTTATCAGAAATATTTACAACCTGAAAACCATTTATTTTGGGAATATCAGCATCTTCAATCTTTCCAGATGATACAGTTGTTTTATTTCCTAAATTGTCGCTTAACTCAATTTTAATACTGTGACTCTGCATTTCTGAATTTAAAGGAATTTTAAAATTAACTTTTTTATCCCCATCAAGCTTAATCTTCTCTACATAGACACCCTCGCTGTTATTATCTATAAAATAATGAATATCTTGAACACCTGAAAGATCAGTTATATCTTCGTCGGCAACAAGACAATAATCATTACCTATTTTTGTTTCTTTAATTTTAAAAGCTGAAGGGCCCTCAGTATCATACATAAAATGCACAGCTTCAACACTGTCATTGACAGGATTTGATTCACCAGGATATTTTGCCCAAAACTTTATATAATAAGAGCCTTGAGGCAAATTTTCCGATTCATCCCCATCCCACACAAACGCATCAGAATCTGTATAATTACCCCAATCGTCAAGCTTATCCGTACTTGTCTTATAATATATTTCAGTACTGACAGGAGCAGTAATCTTAAGTTTATTTATATCATTAGTCCATTTATTTTCGTCATCCACCGTAACATTAAGTTCAGGTACAGAGAAATCATTAATTTCATCATTATCTAAAACTGATGATGATTCATTTCTTTCTGCTGCCAAAACCGTGCCTATGTTCATCAACATTGAACATATAACAATTACAATTGACAAAAATAATGCCGTAGATTTCTTTAATACACTCATTTTCTTTTACCTCTCTTTACTATAAAAGCATAATTATTGCCGTTGAAAACTGAATGAAGATAACTCAATAGTAATGCTAACGCAAGCATCATTATCGAAAATACATTATGCTGTCCTAATATTGCACTAAACAATAAGAATAAAACTATACTTAGTAGCCATACAATGTCACAAATAGTTGCATTCTTATTTTTCATAAAGCAAAAGATTCCGGGATATTTATGTATTTTATATTTTTCATTTTTTCTATATTTCCCTATTAAAAAAGTAAAAATTAATCCTATAATTAAACCACCCCAAAAAATTGTACTTATAATCAGTGGCTTTAAAGATTCTTTAATATTGTCTGCTAAAATAAGCATAACAGATACTGAAGACAACGCAAAACAAGCAATACTTATTGCTAAAAATATTTTATATACTTTTGTAGTCAATAAAAATCTCCTCCAAACCAATATGTATTCCTATTTATTATCCAAAGTTTTAGATAGGGCATTAAACGAAGTTCCCTTATTATATGAAACATTTACTATTCCTTTGCCTCCGGGGCGTCTGTATTTTCTAAGACTTAAAAAAACTCCGTAAAAAGCCGCACCTACCTGAACTGACAAAACTATCACAGCAAGAGTAATAAAGATGGGAGAATTATATCTAATATCCATTGAAACAATGATATCTTCTAATTTACCAATTGCAAACAAAAATATAATAGCAAGAGTCATTATCGAACCTGCAATCGCAAAAGTAATATAAGCAGGTTTTCTTATGTATTTTCTAATCTTACTAAATTCTTCGTTTTTCCATCCCACTTTGATTCTATTAATTAGATTCATTACTCAACACTCCATTCACATTTCCAAAAGCACTTATATTATTAAGTGTTTGTTTAATTGTATTTTTTAATTCAGATAGTTTCATATCAGTTTCATATTCTGTCAATAATGTGTAATTTGAATCCGATTTAAGTTCTTGCTCGGCAATACTGTTTATTTGTTCATCATGATTTAAATCCTGTGCTAATCTACTGACCAGTCTGTTTAAGTTTTTATTATCAGTATTATCGACAAGCATATTATAACATTCCAACAAGTTTTGCCTTTTCTGTGCATTATAAATTTGAACAGCTATTTTATATCCGTCGCTACTACAATTTGGAAGCCCTGTAACTGTATTTTCAATACAAGAGCTCAACTCCTTTTGGTCAACTGACAATAACATCTGATCTACAGAATCATTTATAAATTTGGTATTATTCATTTGTGTAAGTAAATTAACCAAAACAACAGTTTCCGAATAATTTAGCGTATCGCCTTCCTTACTCAAAAATTCAAATACTTTGTTATAAATATTTTGTTTTTCCGATTCAATTGAAGATTTCATCTGTTCAGCAGCAGCATTTTCAAGCCACTCAATCTTGGTTGGGTTGTAATTTTCAATAATATTATCCATTTTACGCTCTGCAAAATAACTGCCTGTCATCTTTAAAAATCCACAAACAAGCAGAATAACGCAAAACAAACCTGCCATAACACCAACTACACCAAATGAATTTCTAACCTTTATATTTTCTGATTTCATTATAGATGGAGCAGATTCTTTTGCGTTTATAATATCATCATGCAGAGTTTTATAATCATGGTAATACAATGGGCTCTCAAGAAAACCTTTTTCTCTTCTGCGGGTACATTTCTTAATTATATTTTCTAATTTTTCGTGATAATGAGCAGATGTTAATGATAAATCTCTATCACAATAAGCATCATCATTCATAATATTATGTCGGTAATAATCGTAAGAACCTCCTAAACTTTTATCTTTAGCAAATTCCGTATTACCTGTATATAACTCAAATACATTCAAGCATTCCCAAAAAGTAGCTCCAAAAGAAAAAATATCACTTTCTATACTCATTCTGCCCTTTTCAAAATTATCATCATTAAAAGGAAACACAGAACCGTTTGATGCGTTCACATAACATTCAGGAGCAGCATATCCCAATGTACCATACTGATACATACGGGTTATACTTTGCTCTTTATTATAATCAGCTTCACCAAGATTACTTTTGACCGACTTTGTTTCTATATCAATATGTTCAGAACGACCAAAATCAATTAAAACAAGTTCCTTGCCATAACGCGTAACCATAATATTATCCGGTTTAATATCAAGGTGTAAAATATGCTTTTGATCCGTAATATATTCCAAGATATCACAAAGATTTAACATAAAGTCAAACATATCACTTTGATAACGAATCAATTCTTCGTAATCGTTGCTGTAACTTTTGAGCATTCTAAGCTTCTTGTCATTTGAAAGCTGATGAAAAGAAATTTTCTTTTTTAAATTATTACCAACATCAACTGTTTCAGTAAGTTTCCAATAATAATCTCGACAGTATTCTTCCAGCGACCAACCGTCAACATACTCTTCAACAACACAAAAAAACTTTTCACGGTTAATAGAAATAGACTTCCTGCCTTCTTCGACATGTGTATCCGTTAGTGAAAAATCGCCTAAGTCTTCTATGACATCGAAAATTCTAACAACCGAACGGCAATCCTGGAGTTCATCAAAAATTTTTAAATCATGTGTTCTAAATCGGTCATACACATTAACAACCCTACTTACACCACCCTCAGCTCCAATCAGGAGGGATTTATACTTAAATTTAAGCACACAAGACAACACTATATCTCCGGAATGTGAAATTTTAAGTCCTTTGTAAACAATACTTTCAGTACCTGTAGCAATATAACCATCAGATGACAGCCCGTATGATGTATCTATTATGTAATTAAATTCAGAACCTTTAATAATACCTTTAGTCATCATTTTCTTCCTCATTAAATTCCATTATTACTTTGTTAAATATAGTATCAGGGTCATTTGAATTTAATTTTTTAAGAAAGACATTATTTGATGTTGAATTCGTTTGGTTACAGGCAAACTGAGCATCTGTAAGATCAACCATT